CATCCTTGCCTCGCTCGGATTGGCGCTCGGCAAATGGGTTCCATACGCGCCGAACGACGGATGAAGGAGACCGCTATGGCAAAGACAATGCACCAGCGATGGGAAGATTTCCTGGACCTGTTCCGCGATCACCCGACAATTGCAAAGGGCGCGGTCGTGGTGATCCCGGTCGGCCATCTATTGAGCGCCGACGATCCGGTCCCCGTCCGGGTCCCGCCTGACGCCGAGGTGATCCACCGCGCGCCGAAGGTCCGCAAGCGCGACAAGAAGTCCAAGCACGCCAAGAAGCCTAAGCGCCGCCGCTAAACCCCGAAACAGGAGTCTCCCGATGAACCTCCCACCGCTCTTTAGCGAAGGCCTCGGCCTCGCCGTGCAGGCCCTTTCGTTGCCCAGCCCTGACGTGGGTCTCGTCAAAAATCTGATCGCGGCCGCACAGAAGGCGCGCATTCAGGGCCAGCAGGATATCGCCGAGGCGGACCTTGAACCGCTGCGGGACAAGATCGAAAAGAAGTCGGCCGCCAAGGCGCCGGCAACAGAGGTCGGCCCCAAGGCCTGACAATGTTCTGCCACTTCATCCTATGGCTCGCCCGCCGCTGTAGGGGTCACGTTATCAGGCGCGGGCGATTGTTTTTCATCACTCAAAAGGGAGTCACGAAAATGGCAAAAACAGCGCCGGTCGGCACGGTCATCACCGCTCATGCCGAATTCACGAAGCCGGACGGAACCGACGGAAAGGTCTTTGGGATCCCGGTCTGGGCCGCTAGCGACCCGAGCATCTGGAATCCGGTAGCCTCTGCTGACGGCCTGTCGGCCAGCGGCCCGGTTCTCGGCGTCGGCGAGACGGACGTCACCTGCACGGGCGAAGGCGACACCCAGCCCGGCGTCGATACTGTGGTCATTACCGGCCACGTCACCGGGACCGACGTCGAGGTCAGCGGCGGCAAGATCAACTTCGACTAATCTCTGGGGATGGCCGTCACGGCCAGGGGCCGGGCTCGCAAGGGTCCGGCCCTTTCTATTTGAGGGGAAGTGCTGCGGGCTGGAGCTTGAGACCAGCCGGACGCCCGTCGGTTGCATGTTCTCTAAAGCTGGGGTTTCGCCAGTGTCCGCCTAACCATCGGCCCGCCGATGTGGCCCCGCGCGCCCGCTATGCTATTTCCCCACTCACAACCGCCGTTGCGTGTCCTACCCACGCCGCCGCAGCGCCGGGACATTACTCCCGGGTTCGTTCTATTTCAAAGACGGTCTATCTGCCGCGCGATTGCGTCAATCCCGGACTTGCTGCCGATCACCAGGAACCGGCGGCGCCAGTATCCCGGCCCCTCGATGGCCTTGACCGTATAGCCGCGAAAGTTCGCCTCGGCGATAAAGCAGCGGATCGACCGCCAGCGCCAGCGCCAGGCCACGGCCTCGAGTTCGGCGAGTTCGGGCTGGGCCGTCACGTCGTCACCCTGACCCGCGGCTTTGTCCCGTGGTCGAAGAAGGCCGAAACCTCGTCGAGCGACTTGTCGAAATGCTCGGGCGGAATCTCGGCCTTAAACAGGACGTCGGCCAGCTTGGGGAACTCGCCGCGCGCGTCGGAAAACAGAATGCAGCGCATGACCCCGGTCGGCGAGGTCGCGGAGCGATAGCGGACATACATGCGACGCTCGATCATGCCTGCCGCCTTGCGATAATCCGCCAAAGTCCGGCCGCTACCTTGTCCGAGCATCGAATAAAGGTCTCATAGGGGTTATCTCGGAAGCGATTCCAGGCATGTTCCTCGCGCATGGCGTGGCCTGGGCGCGGATCGTCGTCAAATTCGATTTTCTCGTCCCATATCTCGGCCCGGTCGATCGACCGCAGGATCCGCAGGGCGTTATGAAACTCGGCAAGGGTCATGGTCATGCCGGGCCCCCGAGCAGCGGCGACAGGGTCCAGGCCTCGCCGCGTTTCACAATCAGGCCGTTGTCCCGAAGGATGGCGATTCCGCTGTTCCAATGCCCGCCGGTCGGCTTCGCGCCGATCTTTTCCGCCAATTCTTCTTTGGTCAGGCCGTCCGGGTTGAACGACAGGGCGTTCAGCATGGTCGGGGCTGGGCTGGGCAGGCGGTCACGCCACATATTAAGGGTTTCGGCCGGGGTCTTGGGCGCGGGCTTGTCCTGGCCCAAAGCTGCCAGCGCGGCGGCCGTGGCGAAAAGCAGCCCGCCCCTGGCCTCGACATAGCCCTTTGCCAGCAGATCGTTCCGCCCGGCGTTGAAATGCCCGCCACGGGCCTTCAGGCCCGCCATGGTGGCCGCTGCCGCCCAGGTAAGGCCAGCGGGCGCCACCGCCGCCAGCGAGCCCAGCAGCCCCGCGCCCGCCCCGGCCAGGCCCTTTCCGGGCGGGAGGCGATAGAACCTGTCGCCCTTGGCCGTCGGCGGCCGGGTCTCGATAAGTGGCGTTCCCGTGCCGTTCGCCTTGTCGCCAAGGCCGACGTCCAGCGGGGTCCGGGAATCAGCTTCAAGGGCCATCTCGACGCCCTTCAGGGCCAGCCGCAGGCGCCCCAGGGCCTCGCGGACAGCGACCTGCTGGCGTTCCCGCCACCGGTTATATTCGCTGGCCGCCTTTTGCTCGCCCTTCCAGAACGCTTCCGATCGAATGGCGGCCCAGTCCACCGGCGGTCCGCCGGCCGGTTTCCCGGGCTTGGGGCCTTCCTCGACGATCGCCAGCTTGCCCTTGATGGCCTCGAGGTCGACATGGGCCAGCTTTTGCGGCTCGGCTCGCTGTTCCCCGTGCCCGGGCGCCCTCATGCTGTCGAACGTCTTAATCAGCGGAAACTTGACCCGCTTCAGCAGCTCGCCGTCCGGCCACCAGACCCAGCCCTCGCCGAGCTTCAGCTTGGGCAGGCTCGCGACAACGTCCTTCCCTTCCTCGCGCGACGCCTGGCCGTCGATCCATGTCCCGAGCGCGTCGCGGTCGTGCGGGCCCGTCAGCTTCATGGCGACCAGGGTCGCGGCCTGGGACAGGACGTCCTTGTTCAGGACGGCTGGCCGCTGGGAAATCATCGTAACCACGAACCCGCGCGATCGGCCGCGGCGGACGATCCGGTCGACCCGGTTGAACATCAAGGTCGCGTCCGGCGGGATCCGCTGCGGGGCGAATTCGTCGGCCTCGTCAATGACCAGATGCAGGGGCGCGCGCAAATGGTGATAGAGCGCGCCTGCGAAGTCCGCCATGAAGCGGCGCATTTCCCCGACGCCGAAGCCCGTCAGGTCGATCACGCTCGACAGGTCCGACAGCGCGACGAGTTCGCCCAGCGCCGCGGCCATCTTTTCCGTGATCGCAACGTCCGCGTGATCCCCGCCGAATATCACGACCGGGAATCCCGCGGTCTTACCGTCGGCCGATGATTTCAGCCCGTACCATACGCCCGTCGGGTCGATGATACAGACGCGCTTTTTCGCTTCCAGCATGCGCTCGACGCAACCGCGCGCGGCGTAGCTCTTCCCGGCGCCTGTACGGCCTATGAGGGCCATATGCTGGCCCATTGCCGCGTCGGGGATTGGGAATCCGGTCATGGGTCAATCCCCCGAGTAGCCGAGGCGCCGCATGGCCTCGTTGTTGTTCTTTCGCTTCGCGTCGAGTTCCTGCGCGATATCGCTGAAACTCAAATTGCTGATCGAGTCGTCGACCGGGGCGAGGCTTTCAAGGAACATCTGCCCGTCAGCCGACAGGACGCCCATGCTCAGGATTTTCGTCCGCAGATCGACGGCCTGCTGCTCAATCTTGGTCTGGGCTGCGCGAACCATCGCCTCAATTTTCGCCTTTGCGGCTCGACGAAGTTCCCCTCGGCGTTCCGCCATTAGGTTTTGGCCGCGGCCTTGCCAGCCGACGCCGATAACCGGCGCGAACATTGAGGGGATGCCGAGGGCTTTGCATCGCGCGAGGACGGTCTCCTGCGCCTTGCGCGCGACCTCTGCCACTTCCATCATGGCCTTCTGCCACACATCGTCTTGGTCAAAGGAATATTGCTGCGAAATCTGCTGCTCAAACTCGGACAGATAGCGGGCAGATTCCGCCTCGGCGTGGGCCTTCAATACCTTCGCGCGATCTTTGATCAGCATAGACAGATCGTGAGCCTCGGCGCGCGTTATGCGCCGATCCGGCACGGCTGGAGTCTGGTCGGTCATGAGTCGCCGCCTTCCCGGCCTTCGCGCGCGACCTCTGCCGGCTTGCCGTTTACATACTCGACCGGCGACGACGGCCCGACCGGCTCGGCCGCGAGCTTCTGGCCGATCACCATGACGGCGGCGGTAAAGATGCGCGCAGCCTCGAGCATTTCGATATCGGCCTTGAGCGCGGCTATCTGTTGCTTGCTGGGCTGCGGCTCAATCGTCGGCGCCTGTTCCAGCAGGGCGCGAGCCGCGATCAGCATTTGGTCGAGCGGCTGGCGGGCCAGATTGCCGATGCCCTGCCAGACTGCCGTCCGCAACTGCGCGTAGTTACTCCGCTTTTCTTTAGCCTGGCCCATTAAAGGAAACTCCACAAAACGGCGCCAGCGAGCGCCCAGGGAAAAAGGATTATCGCGACGCCGAGGCGCCGCCAGTTACGCCGTGACATTGGCCGCCCTCGCTCGCTCGCGGGCCCGGCGCCGCCGCAGCTTCCGGCGGAAGTTCCGCTTTTGCTTCGCCGGCGTCGTCGTCGGCGCGGGCATGGGCCGGCATAGGTGACAGTCGCGCGGCTTGCCCGGCGCGTCGCCTGGGATGCAGTCAAAACAGGTCTGGCAGAACCGGCCAATTTCGATAAGACGCGGCGGCGGCATGATCGGCACGGCTAGACCTGCGGGCCTGCGGCCGTCGTTTCCTCGTTTTTCAGCTTCCCATAGAGGGCTTCGAAAACGAGGATTTTCTCGTCGGCCTCGGCCTGGGTCAGCTTGCCCTCGCGGACGAACCGGGGATAAGCGCCGCGGCTTTTGCCGAGTTCGGCGCCGACGGCCTTCCTCATATCGACGAGGGTCACGTCCGCAACGGTTCGCTTCGGCTGGTCGCTCATAGGCGGTTCCCTTTCTTGGGAGTAATAGAGGTCGCCGCTGTCGACGGCGACCATTTGGGAAAACGGACGACGGGGATCTATGCCCCGCTCCATAACAGCAAGGGCGACCTGATCGCCGGTCATGGCCTTCTTTTCCGCGGCCGTGATCACGACCCAGATTTTCCCGTCGTCCGACATGGTTCAGGCCTTCGGCTTGCTTAGGACCGCATAGCGCGCCGTCGCGGTCTTGGCGACGTTCGGCGGGCAATGCTGCAACTGGCCCTCGTTGTGCTTCCAGACCTCGGCCAGCCTCTCCGGATTCTTCGCGCAGGTCTCCAACTCGGCGACCAGGTTGCGGACGAACTCCGCCGGGTCTTTGGTCGGAAACATGATTTCCCCGTCGGCGTTGCAGACCGTGAAGGTCACGGCCTCGTCGGCCTCGCCTTCCTGGCCGCTGGCGCCGCCTTCCGTGGTTTCCTCGCCGCCCGATTCCTCGACCTGTTCGTCTTGCTCAACCGCCGGGTCGACCTCGCCCTCGGCCTTCGCGCCGCCGGGCTTGTAGTCTTTGCGCTGGGGCTCGCCGCCGGTTGCGCTGTTCGTGACGTCGGCCGCGCCGTCGCCGCCGTAACGCTGGACTTCCTCGACGATCAACTCGCCGCCCATTTCCTCGGGGAAGGCACGCCGCAGGGCCGCGGCCTCGGCGCATTTCTCGATCATCTGATAGGGCGCGCGCTGCCACCGCTCATTGGGTACCGGGCAGCCGTGCGAGACATGGCTGAAGGTCTCGAGCCAGCGGACGCGCGGGCCCGGCATGGCCTGCCGTTCCTTGTTCCCGTCGAGGACGAAAACCGTCACCTGGCACCAGGCCGGATAGGTGACCTTGGCCTCTTTCGCGACGCCCTTTTTCGTCTTGCCCTTGAAGGTCGTCGTTTTGTCGTCGCCGAATGCCGCCGGATCCGAGCCCGCGAACTTGCCGGTCCGGCTCGCCGTGACCCGCAGTTCGCCGATCCCCGGCCAGACGGTTTCGATTTCCCGCCCAGCCTTCGAATCCCAGATCGGGACGATATGAATCACGCGCTTGAAAATGTCGAGCTTGCGCGCCTTGCAATACGACAGGGCGAGGACGATCGCCTCGCTGGATTTTGCAGCGGGAAAGATCGCCTCGCACAATGCCCGCCATGCGGCGCGGGAAATGCCGAATTCAGTCTCGACGGCGGGAAGGTAAGGCAGGCGCGCGGGCGCCAGCTTTGCAATCTCGCCCTTTGTTGCGGTCGGCTTTGTGGCCGATGGCGCGGGCTTGGATTCGTTCATAGGTCGATTGTCCTTTTCTAGTGACGAACCGTCTTTGTGTTCTCAAAGATTTTTACGCCGCGGAGGTCGCGGCACCCGGCTTTGATTGCGGACCGAATCGCCTGCTCGATCGCTTCGATTGGTAAATGCGGCCGCAGATATTCTAGGTCGATAGCATCCTTGTCGAGGTCCGCGAAGTCCCAGAATGTTTTAAGGCTCGACACGCTTCCGTGGTCACCGCGGGTCCGCGCCAGATCGGCAGGCTTCGCCGCCGCATGTTTGGCCGCTTCCTCGGCGTCCGCCGCGGCTTGTTTCGCCGCCGCCTCGGCCTCGACTGCCTTCTGCAGGCTCTTTTCCGTGCGGGCCTTGGCCTCAAGCTCTGCGGCCTTTTTAGCCAGCCGGTCCGCTTCCTCGCGCGCGGCGCGCTCCGCTGCCTCGCGTTTGCGCCTTTCCTCCGCGACGACCTTGCGCCGATATATCGTGTCGCGCTCATTGAGGTCTGCGGCGGCGGCTTTCAGTTTGACGCGGAGCGGGTTGAAATAACCGTCGACCGCGCGCTCGGCGGCGAGAAACGGTTCCTTTTCCGCGACCCGCTGGGCGTCCATTTTCTTTTCATGGCCGGTAATCTGTTTTTGAAAGTCGCCGATCCGGCCAGACTCTTCCTCGCTGGTGATGACGTCGGGAACGCGCGCGACGCCGTCTAGCAACGCCTGGGCGCGCGTGAGCAAGGCATGATGGCGTTCGTTCAGATTCTCTTGAAGCGCGATCGCGGGATCGTCGGGGAGGTTGTGGCCTTGTTGGGCGCTCATCGGCGCGGTTCCTTTCAGTAGAGTGGGCGCATAGCGTGGAGGTCGATAGGCTTGTCCGGCGCCGCCTGCGGCAAGCCTGGGTCGTATTTGACGGCATAGCGTCCGAGGTCGATCATGTAGCGGTATTCGGCGCGCGTGATCGGCTGGCCGCAGCAGCGGGTCCAGATATCGAACGGGTCGTCGGCCAGGTTGCCGCAGACGAATGCCTGCCAGCGCCATGAGCGGTCGAGCGGTTCGCCGGTCTCGGGATCGGGCGGCGGTCCGAATTGGAAGCGGACGGGAACCCACGGACAGCGGCGGCCGAGCTTCATGCGATAGAAGCCGACGACGGGCTGGTCAATACGGGGCGGGGTCTTTGCCGAGGTCGCGCGCATGGGCGTTTCCCAACATTGCAAGGGCGACACTTTCGGCGAGGTCGAGGGAAAGGTCAAGCGTTCCCCGCATGGGGAGTGCCAGCCGATATCCAGCGGCGCGCCTTCGCAATAGCATCCGCTAGAGATTCGCCCTGGATCAAGACCGGCGACCGCCCGATGCCGCCGAAAGTAAACCGCCACGGATACGCGCCAGCGGTGTAGGACACTTCGGCCCACGACCAGCCCAGCGGCTTGATCATGTTCGCCAGCCGGTCCGTCTCGGCCATGATTTCCAGAATGTCCATTATGCGGCCTTGACCTCGCGGGTCCAGACGCCTTGCGAGCCCGTGACCCATTTGAAGCCCAGCGCGTCCAGATAGCCGCGCATTTGCGGCAGGGCCTCGACCATGACGACGTTCCCCTGATTATCGATCGCCTGGGCCAGCAGCGCGCCGTCGATCGTGCGGAATTGAAGCTGGATAGATTTCGGGATGCTCATTTGATCGCCTTTCCGTCCGGTCCGACGGGAACGTCGAGTTCGTATTCGGTTACGTCGATATTGTCGTAACCCTTGTACGCCGTGGCTTTCGCAGCCTCGGCTTTCTCAGGGGTAGAAAATATGCCGGCCGGCGCGTCGTTGCCTTCATAGTTCCAGCCGCCGATCAATGCCCACAGCTTCATTCTGGACTCCTTTTGATTTCCGTCACGACGCCGCGGGCCAGAATGACCTCGCCGCCGAGCCGGTCGGCTTTCATGCGCGCATAGATGGCCTCAGCCTCGGTTTTGTCGGTCGAATGCACGGTCATTCGGCCTTTCCGCCAGATCAGCCAGACCATTTTCGTGATCGGCTTGGTCATCCGGCGTTCAGCGGCAGCGCGGCCGTGCCGATCACGACGACGCCCGCCGCGCACAGGGCGCCGGTCCAGCCCGCGTCGAGCGATATGTCGACGAACAGCGCCAGGCCGGCCACGAACAGGCCCCATAGGATCCGGACTTTTATTTCACGGCTCGTCATTTGCTTTTCCTCTCGACGACGATCGCGGCGCGGCCCTTGACCGTCAGGCCATAAAGCCGCTCGCCCTTGCGGATTTCGATATAACCCCCCTTCGCCAGGACCTCGACGTCCGGGAGCGCCCGCTTGTTCTGCAGCGGAACCTTGCCGCTGTTCAGCATCGCGGCCTTGAGCAGGTCCCATTGCGGGGCGGTCAGCAGGCCAGGGACGATCGGCATTTCATTTCCTCGTTCGGTTGCGCCAGATATCGAAGCTGTCGAAGGCCGCGATGCAGATGATCGTCGGAAGAACGACCGCCACGATCACGAAAACGACCGCCACTTTCACCGCGAGCAATCCAGCGTCGGCCACCAGGCCAGAACGCAAACTCCGATGATCGCAGCCATGAGAAACCATTCGACAAGGCGTTCCATGTCCCCTGCTCTCTGGTGAAGGCCGCCTTGCGACGACCCTCCCCAGAAGTCAGATTACTGGCAATTATTCGCGTACCAGTTCGTCTTGGTATTCGCCCCGATGCAGGAGGGATTGACCGCTGGCGCGGCGCTCGCGGTCTGGACCGGGCCCGAAGCAGGAACCGCCGACGACTGGTCGGTCGAGGTCTTGCCCTTGGCCTTGTCGATCGCCGCCTGAACGCCGGTCAGGGTCGAGACCATGTTGGCGTAGATGATCTTGGTATCGACGCCCTGGATTTGCCCCGTGGCTGCGGCGACGTATGGCAATGCGGCTCGCGTATTGCATTCGTCATAGGGCTTGGTATGGCCCGTGCCCTCGGCGCCAGCGATGCCGATTTGCATGAGCTGCAGGCCGGCGCCGACCGATTGCGTGTCGGACAGGACGCATTCCGAAGCCGCCAGTCCAGATAGCGCGGAAGGGCTGACAACGACCGACGAGACCGCCGGGTCGTTGTTGACCGAAAAGACGTTCCCGCCGCTGTTCGACGACGCAGCGCCGCCCGTGGCCGAGGCATTGCCGCCGGTCGCGGAAGCCGACCCGCCATAGCCATTGCCGCCCGTTCCGCCGAGGCCACCCTGACCACCGGTCCCGCCCTGCCCGCCAGCGCCACCGTAGGCCGTGCCGCCCTTGCCGCCGTAGGCGTTCTGACTCTGGTGCTGCTGCTGGGCCTGCGCCTGGCCGTTGTCGACCGCGGCCTGCCCGCAGTTATCCCCGCAGCTATTCGACCAAGCGAAGGCGCTGGCCGGCAGCATCATGGCGAACATCGCCGCCAAAAATAGACGCTTCATGGTTTCCCGTTTCCCTCTTTTGGCTGCCTTGGTTCCGGCGGCAACCGTAAGCCGGTCTCAGATTGTTCGCGCCGCGCCGCCATGGTGCGGCGGACCGCCTGCATGTCCCCGTAGTCGCGGCGGGCGTTCGGCTTGCATCGGCAGGGCGTCGCGTATGAGCCGCAAAGCGGACAGGCGCTCATGGCCCGACCTTCACTTTCGACAGTTCGACCCCGACCGCGGCCGCGAAGGATTCGAAGGCCGGGACCTTGTCCGGATGAACGACCGCGATAAAGACCGTCGGCCGTGCCGATCGGCCGAGGCGGCGTTCCAGGGCCTCGACGGCGACCTGGGCAACCTTCGGCATATTGCCGCTTTTGACCCAATGGCTGATCGCGCCTGACGTGACGCCGATCGCGTCGGCTATCTGTTTCGCCGACTGACCGCCCTCGCGCAGCAGGCGGCGGAGGTTGTCGGCGGGGACGCGGATCGTGTGGCGGGAAAAGGCGAGTTCCGGGGCGGCGTTCATGCGCGGCGCTCCCATACCGTATAGGCCTGGGCTTCATGCCCGCGGACCTTGCAGTCATTGCAGAACCCGGACGAAAAACCGTCCGGCTTAGTGCCGATCCATTTGGCCGGCTTGCCGCATTCGTGCCCGTATGTCCCGGGCTCGGCGTTGTGGCACCTTCCGTCGGTCGCGTAGAGGTTGGTCGGCTTGCTGGTCTGTTCGTTCACAATGCCCATTCCTTCGGTCAAGGCCCGGACTCGATCGGTCCGGAATGAGCGGAAGGTAGGAATTCGGTCAAAACTTGTCAACGACAATATTTGCCTTGACCGGATCAGGCCGGGTTCGTTAACGTCCCCGGCATGGCAAAGATCGCATGGACCCCGAAGCGGGTCGAAACCATCGTCGCGGCGTTCGGCGGCCCTACAGCCCTCGCCAAGGCCCTTGACCACGACCACCACACGACCGTTGCCGCCTGGGTCAGGACGGGGAAAATCCCCCGCTGGCATATCCTGAATATCAAGGCGGCGGCCGAGTCCAAGGGCGTCCCGCTGCCCGATTGGTTCCTGAAAGCAGCTTAACCGTTTCGTGAAGGCGGCCAGCATGAGCGGGCGACGGGGCAACGCCCGAGCAAACCAAGGGGAAATTGGCGGCCGCCGCGGCAGGACACGGGCCGCAACAATGGCCGATATCCCCGATCCCCTTACCCCCTCCAACCGAAAGGACCTGACATGGCCCCCAAGCTAGATAAGAAATCCGCCCGCGCGCGAGCCGGCCGGAAAACCCCCGTCAAGGAACAGGCCCCGCCATCCTCGACCCAGCCCGGGTCGAATGTGACCGACGACATAATCCGGAAATATTGCCAGAAGGCGTCGACCGAAAAGCGCAACGTCGAGGACGCGCAGGAAAAGGTCAGTTCCGCCAATGGCCGATATCGGGCCGTGCTGAAAGACGCGAAGGCCCACGGCGTCAACCCGGCCGCGATCGTCCGCTATCTGGCGAACATCAAGCGCGAGGTCCAGGACGTGGACAACGAGTATCGGGACGACGTCCGGATCGCGAAGGTCATGGGCGCGCCGTTCGCCTTCGCCCAGCTCAGCCTTTTCGGCGAGGAAGCGGCGCCGACAGTGGCGAGCGAAGTCGACACCCAGGCCATGCTCGACCAGGCGTTCGCTTCGGGCAAAAAGCTCGGGCTGGCCGGAAAGCCCTTCAAGACGTCGTTTCCGAAAGACTCCGCGGCATATATTTCGTTTACCCGCGGCCATGACGAGGGCCAGTTCGAGAACAAGGAAAACCTCGGCAGGGGCCACAAGGCCGGGGACGCGACCGTTCAGTAACCATCGGGCGGCGCGGGTTGACTTCCGGATTCGCGCCGCCGATTGAGGGCGTTTTATGACTCGCTTGCTCGCGCTCGATATCGCCACAACCACGGGCTATGCCGTCGATATGCCAAGCGGCGGCGACCGGCCGCTGTTCGGCAACTTCAAGGTCGACAGCGACGGCGGGGAAGCCTTGGGCCGGGCATTCGCGCAGTTCCGCCGCGACCTGCTGGGCCTGGTCTCGCTTCACAAGCCCGAGATTCTAGCTTTTGAAGCCGCGCTGACCGAGCGACTTCACGGCCTCGACGCTTCCCTGTTGCTGCTGGGCCTCGGCGCCATGGTGGAATTGACCGGTTTCGAACTCGACCTCGAGGTCTATAGCTGCGACGTTTCGACGGTCCGGCGGCATTTCGTCGGGTCCGCTTATCCCAAAAATCCCAAGGTGGTAGTCATGGACCGATGCAAGTCGCTGGGCTGGACCCCCAAGACGTTCGACGAATCGGACTCGGGCGCGGTCTGGGATTACGCCAAGGCCATGCTGCGCGCTGGCGAAGTCGAGGCCAGGGCCCTTCACGCGGCGCGGCTGACGTGACTGACGCGTTCGCAGGTCTCCCGCGCGGGCATTATGGGGCGATCCTCGCTGACCCGCCGTGGCAGTTCGATAGCCTGTGGGGCGGCCGACCGAAGAAGGTCGGCGGCAATTATCCATCGCGGGCGGTCGACGCTCACTACGACACGCTGACGACTGACCAGATTGCCGCGCTACCTGTTAGCGAATTGGCGGCCGAGGACTGCGTCGTTTTCATGTGGACATGCTGGCCCGTGATGGACAAGGCGTTCGCGGTCCTGCAGGGCTGGGAGTTCAAATATAAAACCTGCGCCTTCTCATGGATGAAGGCCGACCCTTACCGCCTCTTTGCTGACGACAAAACGCCGACCGCCGGGATGGGTTACTGGACCCGCGCCAACACAGAACCATGCCTGCTGGCAACGCGCGGCAAGCCCAAGCGCCTCAACGCCGATGTGCGCCAAGGAATCATAGCACCGCGCCGCGAGCACTCCCGCAAGCCTGACGGCATCCATGAGCGGATAGAGCGTCTGGTGGCTGGCCCCTACCTCGAACTATTCGCCAGGCAAAAGCGGCCGGGCTGGGACGTTTGGGGCAACCAGACGGATAAATTCGCGCCAGTTCCGGACCCCATGTTAATTTTTCCGCCCTCAAAAGAGGGGGTGAAAGCGGAAGCCGACCCCTACGCGGACGGCTGGCCGGACGCCGAGGCCAATAGCCGCGGCTGCTACGACGTGGCGATCGAGGCCATGCGGGGCAAGAAAAAATGCCCATAAAGGCCGAAAACCGCGCGCGATATCCGAAGGATTGGTCGGCGATCAGCAAGCGGATCCGCGAGCGGTCAGGCGGGCGCTGCGAATGCGAGGGCGAATGCGGCATCAGTCACCATGCCGACGACCCATATCGGCCTGATTTGGCCGGCAAAGAGGTCTGGCGCTGCTATGCGCGCAACGCGGGAAAACACCCTGTCACCGGGTCGACCGTCGTCCTGACCGTAGCCCATCTCGACCATACGCCCGAACACTGCGCGGACGACAACCTGCGGGCTATGTGCCAGCGATGCCATCTGAAATATGACGCCCATCACCATGCCCGAAACAGCGCCGAGACGAGGCGCAAGCGGCGCGCTGACGGCGACCTGTTCAAATGACCCTCGACGAGCATATCGCCGAAATGCTGGCCGCCGGCGGCACGGACGCGCTGGTCGGGTTCATCATCGGCATGGGCCCCCGTCGTATCGCCATCTGGCGGCGCTCACGCGACGTTCCGAACCTGCGGCGCCGAAAGGCCGTTGACCGCGCCGCCGAGACTCGGGCAATATCCGCGTCTGGCCGGCATGCAACCGGTCTGAGGGCGGGCGCGATCACGGGACCTCAAGTCCGTTGTCGCCCCGCCCGCCTTGCCCGCCATGGGCGACTTGAGGAAGGTTTAGGGGACTTTGGCTGAATTCCCGGCCCTGCCGCTATTTACCGACGCCTTGCTGGGCGATACCACGCACCTGACCCAGGCCGAGTTCGGCGCCTATATGCTCATGCTTATCACGGCATGGCGTGCGCCCGGCTGCGCGTTGTCGTCCGACGAGGTCTATCTGTCGCGGATATCCCGGTCGAACGTGAACCGAAATTGGCGCCAGATTAAGGGCGCGGTTCTGCCCTTCTGGACCCTGGGTCCTGACGGCCTCTATCGCCAGAAACGGCTTTCGTCAGAGCGGTTACGGTCGCAGCAAAACGCCGAGAACGCCCGCCGCGCTGGGAACGCTAGTGCTTTGAAAAGACACGAAACACGGTCAACGGCCGTTGCCGCTGTGTTGCAACCGAATGGCAACGGAACGCCAACCCCCTTACCCTTACTTTCTTCCTTACCTTCTTCTAAGACCGAGTCCTCTACGGATAGACCGAGCCCTGAACTGGCATTGGCACCGCTTGAAAAAAGCGGCGCGCGACAACCTGCAAAACGAGGCACCAGATTGCCCGATGATTTCCAGCCCGACGCGACGAGCATTTCGCTATGCGAAACCCTAGCCCAGGACTGGCGGGCCATCCTTCCGGAGTTCCGGGATTACTGGCGCAGCGTGCCAGGCCATCGCGGCCTGAAGCTTGACTGGCAAGCGACCTTCCGAAATTCATGCCGAATGATCTCAAACCGTGGAGGCAAAAGTGGAAAATCTACCCGCCATCGTAACGGCTTCGCTCAGCTCATTGCTGACGGAGACCTGTAAGACGCCGAGCCGCTGGGTTTCGAAGGATGACGGGTACGGCGGCGAAATGGTGCCCGGGAAATGGATGCCGCCCGATTATGTCAGCGCGGAGCTGAAGCGCGACGCCATCGCAGCCTGCGCCAAGCTCGAACCACAGTGCGCCCGCGCGCCGACACCAGACGTGAGAAAGTGGCTCGCCTCTCTGGGGCTGCTGTGCGCCGGCTCGACCGCGGCCGAGGACGCCAAGGCCAAGATCCTCGCCTATGCCGGCCTGCTAGAATTTCCGGGCGCCTGCTACACCAAGGACAGCCTGCGGTCGGCCGCAGAACGGTTCAAATGGCTGCCCAGCTATGCCGAGCTTCACGCATTCCTGTCGGAGATCGCCGCGCCCCTTGAAGAAATGTTCCGGCGCGTCGGCGTCGTATCCAGGATGCCGCTGCGCCAGCCTCGCGCGCCGCAGGAACCGCCGCACAAGCAGGTCAAGCGCAGCCCGGAGGAAATGGCGATCATCGACGCCGAGAACGATAAGCGAATCGCGCAGCTTCGGGCGGCCGCTAAGGAAGCGAAGGCTGAACGATATGGGCCGGTCCGGTCGTCCTATCTCAGGAACGGCCCGTTCCAGGGCCAGCCGCCGAACCCGAAGGCCGCATGGGGTCCGATCCCCGGCACAAACCACGCGGCATTCCCGAACCCGCCACGCGGCGAGGAAATTTCAGGGAGGATTCGCCGATGAGCGAACAAAAACCCAGCATGAGCGACAGCGCCGAGGTGGTGGTGAGGAAGTGGGACTTACGGAACACGCTCGGCTTAACCGGCGGTCAGATATTTGCCGAACACAACGCCCTCGCCCGCGCCCATCTTGCGCTCACGGCGAAGCTGGCGGAGGCGGAGGACAATGCAGCGGGTTTTGAAAAGGCATACATGCAGACCATGAGGCGCGCCGAAGCCGCCGAGGCCCGGGCCAAGGAGTTGGTGAAGTATGCGAGGCACATTGACCCGTGCATGGGAGACTATTCGGGCATGGTCACAGGCGTCTGCACCTGCGGCCTATCCGCCGCCCTCGGTGCCCCATGAAGCGCGCAAAGACCGTCTGGGTCGTGGTCAACGTTGAACCCGGCTACTGGATTTACGCCATGAATAATACGCGCAAGGGTTCCATCGAGGAGTTTTGCACGGTCCCTGGCCCGCTAAAATGGAGTAAGGCAACGGCCAAGGGCTGGCGTTGTGTGAAAGCAAAAATAACCTACGAGGTGACCCCATGACCACCCCGCCCAAGGCCGAGTGCAAGGCACCGCAGCCCAACCAGCGCGGCGAATGCGAGAACATGAAATGCACCTACGAAGGCTTCGATGGCGAGCGGTCTCGCTGCGAGGTCTGTGGGCAAACCTACTTTCTGGATTACGAGGAAATGAAATGAGCCCGCCCAAGGCCGAGGACGTGGCGCTGCTGAGTGACGCCGAGTTTGCCGAGGCAATGGTTCGAGAAGCGTCTGGCATTGACGCCGTGTTTACTGGACGCATGGGCAGAGCTGTTGAAATGCTCCGCGAAGCCGCCCGCCGCCTCTCCGCGCCGGCAGCGCCGAGGGTGGGGGGTGCCGGGCTGATTGAACAATTGATCGAGTTCGGATGGCACAAGCGCGACTGCAAGTTTTCCGTCGCCAGCAGTCACGGAGAAACGGGCTGCACCTGCGGATGGTTCAGGGTGCTTAAAGCCGCCCTCTCTGCCCCACCAGCGGCGAGCGCCGATGAGCGGGCGAAGGTGTTTGCAATGGTCATGCATGAATTGCCGGATCAGCTAACTGACGCGGCAGACAAGATCACCGACGCCATCCTCGCCGCAGGCTACCGCAAGGCCCCTCCCCATGGCTGACAGGAAGCAATGTGATTGCCCGGATGGCAGATGCTTCCATCCCGGCACAAAAATCTGTCGCGATCCGTGGGGCGCTGGCGGACAAATCTACTCGCCGGATAGCCGCGACGGTACGTTTGACTGGCCGACCAAGGCCGTCGCAGCCGCAGTGTTGGTGATCTCTGCCTCAATCATCTGGTGGGTTATATGACCATGGCTGACAGCACCGAAAAGAGGATTGCGGAGATAGAGGGGCGGCTGGACAAGATCGAGAAGCTGGTCGAAGCCGGTGTGGCGCCTGGCTATCGGAACCTTCAATGGCTCATCAGCGAACTCCGCGCCGCGCTGGCCGAGTTGCGAGCGGTGGATATGGCGTTCGGCAACCCGACTGCATTGAGTGAATGCAAAACCCGCTTCGATAAGATTTGCAAAATGTTCCGTGAGATCGAGGCCAGCCACACGGCCAAGCGGGCAGCCGAGGCCGACCGCGACCGCCTGCGGGATGATTTGCGCAAGTTTGGACGGCATCTTTCAGATTGCGGAACTATCGTCACGTTCCACGCCGATGGCAGAATTTCGCAAGAGAGTGCGCCCGGTTGCACCTGCGGCTTCGACGCCGCCCTGGGCGCATCCCCGAAAGGCAAGGCGCCATGAACCGAGAAACAGCCGCCGTCGCGGAATTCCGTTGCCCGCACTGCGGCGGGATCGTCCGGACCGACCCGGTTCTCTGCCCGTACTGCCATCGACCGTTGCGGACCGGATTCGAAAATCAGCGCAAGGGTGAAAGCCTGAACGAGGGCCTGGTCTGGCAAAACCGTCATCTAAAGCGTAGCCTCGACGCCTCACTGGCGCGGGAGGCGGAATTGAAGAAGCGGTACACGATCGAAGGCCTGCAGCCCTGGGCCGAACCGCCGACTAGCTGCCCGCGCTGCGGGTCAGGGACAAAGCACGACGTCGAAGGTTTCCTGCGCGACGGGCACACCTTCGAACAGGATGGCGCGACCAAGACCGCTTGCCTTAATGAGGCCTGCGGCTGGACTGCGATATACCCGAAACCGCATTCGCTGGCGTCTGAACCATGATCGGCCGGCGCGGTTTCCTCGGCGTCCTCGCGGGCGCCATCGCGGCGCCGATCGTCGTTCGGTCGGGCCTGCTAATGCCGATCCGTTCGCTGCTGTCGGCCGGTCCGTGGTTCGTGCCCGGCGTCGAAGAATCTTTCGACAACTGGCTGGCGCGCACGGTCGCCCAGACCTTCGGAGTTTCGCCAGCCTATGTCGGCGAGGTCCTGACGACGCGGGCCCGATGGGTCGACGCATGACCCCGCGGCAGGCGCGGCGCATGATCGGGGATGCGTGGCTAAACCCCAAGAAGTTCGACGCCCGAAAATTCGCCAGCGCCGCCGTCTTGCTGCGCCTCTATGACGACAAGGCGCCCGTCATAGATATTTTCCCGGTCATTCGGCCGCTCAAAAAAATCAGCGCCAAGGAACGCCGGGCCGCCGGCGCCCGGAATTGGAAGCGGTTAACGTCCCGTCAACCCGGACCCCATAGCGCCGCGGGCAAAATTGTGGCTATCTGTCGCAGCCTCAATGCAGGCGCCAGCCAGGGGGAAGCCATTGGCCCCGCAGCCCGCAATCACAAAGCCCGACCCTGATCCCACGTCGCTGACGACCGACAATCTGTTGCGTGAAGTCGGGCACGTCCGCGAACACGCGGAAGGGCTGGTCCGGACGCTGGAAACCGAACTTCGCGCGATCCGGAACATGGGCGAGGAACGGTTTGCCTCGATCGACAACCGGTTCAAAGAGCGCGATATCCGGAATACAGAACGCACGACGGCGGCAAGCGCGGCGCTGGCCGCGGCCCTACAATCGGCGCGCGACCTCGGCCAGCAGACTAACGAGGCGAACGACCGGGCGGTCCAGAAAAGCGAGGCCGCGTTCACCCGCCAAATCGAACTATTGGGCGCCAATATCGCGGGAATCGGCAAAGGCCTCGACGGCAAGGTCGAGGACGTGAAAGCCTCGCTTAACCGGCTTGAGGGCCGTGTCCTGCAAATCGAAAGCCTCAAGATCGGCGCGGCCGAAAACCGCAAGGGGATCGACGGCAACGTCACGCTGGCGATATCAATTGCCGCCGTCGTCGTGGCTATCTATGCGGCGTGGCATCCGAGCGCGACCGTTGCGACGCCGCAGCCGATCGTTTTTCAGCAGCCCGCGCAGCAGCAGGGCGACGGCGCGGCCAAGACGCCGTGACCGGGGAACAACGGACTGGCGGAAGGTTTGATTCCATGCGCGCCATGCCGCGCCTCAATCCATGGAGACTTTCCCAATGGCACCGAATCCCAAGCCGACCGAGCCGCGCGAGCCGCGGCCGGGCAAGTAGCTAAAACCGGGGCTCGGGTCTATGATCCGGGCCCCGACCTTTTGAAGCGAGGCGCGAAATGCTCGGAACAATCCTGATCGTCCTGCTGATCCTGTTCGTCCTCGGCGGCCTCGGCGGCACCGGCGGCCACTACTGGACGAACGGCCCCTATGCCTATGGCTACGGCTTCGGCGGCGGCGGGATCGGCATTCTCGGCCTCGTCCTGCTGGTCGTGGTCGTCCTGGTGGTCATGGGCCGGATATGACGCTGCGATAATGGCTGATTATCGTGGCGCGCAAAACGGCGGTAAACCGCCAAAAAGCCAATAAATCGACCCCTATAAAAGACCGGGCCCTGGCCGTCGTCTGGCGGGATACGGCAACCCTGGTGCCCTATGCCCGGAACGCCCGGACCCACTCCCCCGAGCAGGTTAAGCAAATCGCCGCCTCGATCGAGGCCTTTGGCTGGACGAACCCGGTCCTAGTCGACGAGCAGGATGGCATCGTGGCGGGCCACGGGCGCGTCCTGGCGGCGCTGGCCCTCGGGCGGCCCCAATGCCCCACAATCACCCTGACGGGCCTGTCCGAGGGCCAGAGGCGGGCCTACGTGGTTGCCGATAACAAGCTGGCGCTCAATGCCGGCTGGAACGACGAGCTTTTGCGCCTCGAGATGGGGGAACTGCGCGACCTGGGGATAGACCTGGCCCTGACCGGCTTTGCCGCGCCCGAGCTTCGACTGCTGTTCGCCGCCGGGGCCAAGGGCGACCCGGAAGCGACCCCGCCGGTACCGAAGAAGCCGATCACCAGGCCGGGCGATATTTGGGTTATGGGCGAGCATCGGCTTTTATGCGGCGATGCAACATCGGCGGACGCTGTCACAAAATTGCTCGCCGGCGCCAGGCCGCACCTGATGGTGACCGACCCGCCCTATGGGATCAGCTACGACCCGGGATGGCGGAACCAACCGGGAAAGCTGAATCTGAAATCAACGACGGCGTTCCGACCTCGGAACGCCGCAGCCGGGAAAGTCGTCAATGACGATCGCTCAGACTGGACGGATGCCTGGGCACTATTCCCCGGCGACGTGGCCTATGTCTGGCACGGCGAACGCCAGGGGCCAGACCTCGTCGGCCATTTTCGTGCAGTCGATTTCGAACCCAGAAACCTAATCGTGTGGGCCAAGGAAGGGCTGGTGATCAGCCGCGGCCACTATCATCCCCAACACGAAGGATGCTGGTATTTTGTCCGCGCAGGATCGACTGCGCGCTGGTCCGGAGATCGCAAGCAGTCGACCTTGTGGAAAATCACGAGTAACCGGAAAAACGAAACCGGCCATGGGACACAGAAGCCTCTCGAATGCATGGCTCGGCCGATCCGGAACAACTCCAAGGCCGGCGAGGCGGTCTATGACCCGTTCTTGGGATCCGGCACCACGCTGATCGCCGCCGAGACAACCGGGCGGATATGCTACGGGCTGGAAATTGACCCCGGCTATTGCGACGTCATATTTTCGCGCTGGCAGGACTTCACTGGAAAACAGGCTAAGCTCGAGCGCGATGGCAAAGATCAAACATAACCGGCGCGGTCGGCCCAGCTTCAAGCCGACGGAACAGGAAAGAGTCCTGGTCGAAAGCATGGCCGGGCTGCGCGTCCCGCAGACGCATATCGCCCGCATGCTTCGGCCCAAGGGCGTCGACATAACGACGCTGCGCCGCTACTTCGCCGAGGAACTGGAAACCGGCCATATGAAGGCCGACACGAACCTCCGCAAATCGCTCTATGAGGGCGCGGTCACGGACAAGGTCCCGGCGCTGATCATCTGGGCGACTAAGCAATACCTCGGCATGCGCGAGCCCAAGACCGAGATCGAGCATTCGGGCGATATCGGCAACAAGACCCACGAGGAAGCCCTCGACGAACTCGATGGCGACAAATAACGGCGACGTTTCCCCGCGCGAGCGCGCCATCCGCCAGCGGCTGCGCGACGACTTTCCCCTCTATGCGTCCAGGGCACTCCGGATCCGGACCAAGGCCGCGGCCGTCAAGCCGCTGATCCTGAACGCCGCGCAGCTTTACATTCACGCGCGCCTCGAGGCCCAGCTAAAGCAGGTCGGCAAAATCCGCGCGATCGTGCTCAAGGGCCGGCAGCAGGGCTGCAGCACGCTGGTCGAGGGCCGCTTCTTCTGGAAGATCACCCATCGCAAGGGCGTCAAGGGCTACATTCTGACCCACAATGACGACGCGACGACGACGCTGTTCGAAATGACGAAACGATATCTCGACCATTGCCCGGCGCTGCTCAAGCCCGCGGTCAAGAAATCGAACTCCAAGGTCCTGCAGTTCAACCGGCTCGACAGCGGCTATGCGGTCGCGACCGCCGGCAGCAAGGGCGCGGGCCGGTCCGACACGCTCCAATATTTCCATGGGTCCGAGGTCGCCTATTGGCCCAACGCCGAGGATCATGTCAAAGGCGCGCTGCAGGCCGTGCCGAATGCGCCCGGGACCGAGGTCATACTGGAATCCACGTCAGCCGGCCGGCAGGGCCTGTTCTATCGCATGTGCAACGACGCGCTGCAGGGCGTGGGCGAATTCATCCTGATATTCGTCCCGTGGTTCTGGCAGCCCGAATATCGCCTGCCGACCCCTGGCAGCTTCGAAATCACAGGCGAGGAAAAGACCTATCGAGAAAAGCACGGCCTCGACCTCGAGCAGGTCACCTGGCGGCGAGCCAAGATCATCGAACTGCGCGGGATCCACAATTTCCGCCGCGAGTATCCTGCCACGGTCGAGGAAGCATTCCGCGCCGAGGCGCCGGGCGCGCTGTGGCGGCGCGAACTGATCGAGATACACCGCGACACGCGCAAGATCGAGGACGTGCTGCCGACCCTGCGGCGGGTCGTGGTCGGTGTCGATCCCTCGGGCGGCGACGAGGACACGAACGACGAGCAGGGGATTATCGCCGCTGGCCTGGGCGAGAACGGGCAGGCCTATGTCCTCGCCGACGAGTCCGGTCACTTCACGCCGAACGGCTGGGGCGAACGCACTGTCGCGCTCTATTCGAAGCTGAAAGCCGACCGCGTGATCGGCGAAAAAAACTTCGGCGGCGACATGGTCGAGTATGTGATTCGGACCGTCGCGAAAAATCCGGACGGGACAAGCGGGAAAAATGTGTCGTATAAGGACGTTGTCGCTTCGCGCGGCAAGGCCGTCAGGGCCGAACCGGTCGCGGCGCTGTATGAGCGGGGACTTGTGCATCACGTCGGGAATTTCCCGGCGCTCGAGGACGAGCAATGCACCTGGGATCCGCTCACCAGCAAAGAGTCCCCTAATCGGGTCGACGCGCTCGTTTGGGTCTTGACCGAGCTTATGCTCGGGGAGTCCGAAACCGGTCTAATCGACTTTTACGGCCAGGAATTGAAGGCTCGGCGCGAAGTCGCCGAAGCGGCCAAACGAGAAGGGAAATCACACAATGGCTAAGACGGTTCTGATGCTGGGCCCGACGGGCGGCGGCATGATCCAGGCGACCCCCAACAACAATGTTTACGTCCCGGACGTGCAGGGCTTTTTCCTCGCCGATCCGCTGGACGTTCCGACCCTCGAGCGCGCGGGCTGTCGGACGGTTCCGTTCGGCCTCGGCCCGAATTACATCGGGCGGTTGCTCGGCGCGAATATGAACGTCACGACCGATCAGCCGTTCGTCATGTACCTGCCGGCGGGCGCGAAGTTCCGCCCGACCAAGATCACCGCGCTCAATGCCTCGGTCTCGCTCACGACCGCGGCGGGCGGAATCTATCCGGCGGCCAGCAAGGCCGGCACGGCGATCGTCGCGGCCGCGCAGGCATATTCGGCGCTGACCGCCGCGGCGCTGGCCCTCGACCTGACGATCGTTTCGGGCACGTTGCCGACCGTCTATGCCGCGGGCGTGATCCCGACACTGTCGCTGACCACGGGCCAGGGCGCGGCGGCGACGGCGGACTTCTACATGGAAGGCCAGATTTACCCGGCATCGTAAGCCAGGCATTACCGCAACATAGTCCAGGGGGACGACATGACTCCGAAACGGAAAATCCTCGCCTCGCTCGGCCTTCTGGCCGCGCTGGCGTTCACGGCCTATCTGTATCGGGTCCCCCTGGCGATGGCGGCCTCGCCGGTCGAGCTTTGGTTCAGCGGGACGGCCGTCACGGCGGCCAATCCCCTACCGGTAACGGCGAGCATCGGCGGCTCGTCCTCGACGGCGCTCAACGACGGCACGGTAACGAGCCAGAAAGCGGCGGTCGACGCCCTGGGGAATATCTCGACCAAGAACGGCCTGACGATAACGCCGGTCGTCTCGGCCTCGGCGGAAAATAACCACGTCCTCAAGGCCAGCGCCGGAAGCCTCTATTCCGTCTATGCCACAAACCTCACGGCGACGCCGGGCTTCCTGGTGGTCGTCAACGCCACGTCGGCGCCCGCCGACGGAGCGATCACGCCGCTGGATTTCGTGCCGCTGCCGGCCAATGGGTCGGCCTCGATCAATTATAATCCGGGCCCGGCCGCCGCCTATTCGACGGGCATCACGGCGATACTCACCTCCGCCACGACGCCCTTCACTAAGACGACCGGCGTCATAACCGGCGCGATCAAGGGGGCGGTCCAGTGAGGCGCCTATTCGGTTTCGTCCTCGCGCTGGCGCTGCTGCTGGCGCCGTTCGCCGACGCGCAACAGGTCACGGTCACGCCCGGGCCACAGGCGCAGCAGGTCGGCCAGGCATTCACCGTTGATCCTAATTCCACCGTCACCGCCGGGAACGCCGTCACCCTGAGCAGCGCCAATTCCGGCAAGATCGCGGGCGCCTTTGCCCCGCTGATCAACTTCGCCGGACAGGTGAATTTCTCGGCCAGCACGAATGCACCGGCGACGACGGCCGCTTCTAACAAAATGGTCGCCGTAATGCTCAGTTCGACGCTGGGCGTTGCCGTTTTTACGGATTCGACGAATTCCAGCAGCATGAGGGCGGTTGCCCTCAGCATATCGGGCACGACTGTCACAGCAGGAACGCCGGTTCAACTCAGCGCCTCGACGACTGCTGGATTTGTCGTCATCGCGCTGAACTCCACGACCTTTGTTGTCTCATATCAGGACAGCACGAACACGGCCAAGCAGACGGTCGTTGTCGGCACGATTTCCGGCACCACGGTCACGGCGGGAACCCCGGTCAGCTTCAGCGCGTCGGTCAATTCGGTTCTGGCTACGACCGGCATTCCGGCGATCATAGTCCCGGTCAGTTCGACGCAGTTCGTGATCGGCATTTCCGACAGCACGAACGCGAATAAGATCACGATTTTCTCCGCCACGGTGGCGACGACTGTGCCGACCTTTGGGTCTGGCGTCGTCATCGGGACGACGACCAATCGCGGGTTCTTTATCTCGGCCCTCGACAGCACACACTTCGTCGTCAACTATTCGGACAGCGCCAACAGCAACCTTCAAAGCACGATCTGCGGCCTGCTGACCGGCACGGTTGTCACCTTCCCGAGTGCTGCGGTCACGCCGCAGGGCGGCGGTGGCGGGTCGTCGGCAGGCATAGCGATAAGTTCAACTCCACTCTCATCATCGGCATTCGTGATCGCGTGGAGCAGCCCATCCGGGGCGTTTGTCTCGGCGGGAACGGTCTCCGGCACAACCATAACGCTCGGTGCTATTAATCAGTTAGTCGGTACGACGGCGACTATTTTCAAGGGATTTGGTAATTCCTACGGCTCTATCCTGTCGCTGGACTCCACGCATATCGCCGCGATCACAAGCACCTCCGCCGCCATTCAGTTGTGGGTGGCGAGTATTTCAGGCACGACTGTCACGCTTGGTTCGGGCGCTGCGCTGGCTGCCTCCAGCGCACAGATCGTCGCGCCGTCGAGCAGTTCAGTCGTCACCGGGGCGCTCAATACAACGCCATTTAGCGAAGCGTCGGTTAGCGGCACAACGGCGACGGTCTCGCCGCAGATTACGCTGCTGCTCGCCACATACATCGCGCCGATTAGCTCGACGGCTGTCCTCGGCGTTGGCGGCGGCACGACTGGCTCCTTCGCCTATATCATCACGCCCACGTCGTTCGTCGCGAACTACGGTGTCCTCGGAATCGCACAAAGCAGCGCGGCGGCGGGCGCCAATGCCGCGGTCGCGACGGACGGCATCGCTTCCGGCTTCTCGGGGCTGACGCCTGGCACGCCCTATTACGCCAACGGCGACGGCAGCCTGACGGCAAATAACACCGGCTGGCTGCTCGGCACCGCGATCGCGCCCACCCAACTGCTCATGCGCAATACGGCCCTGAGCGCGACCAACCCGGTCCTTTATCCGTGACCGACGCCGCAAATCCGCGCGCCGGCAAGAATCAGCGAAGCGAAGGCGTCAAGACCGGGATAGCCTCAAGCGTGATCGACGCCGTCGTCCGCGGCGTCAGCTACACGGTCCGCGGCGCGTCGGCACCGGATGATTTCTTCGGCCCCGGCCAGCCGCTTCTGCCGACCGCCCAGGAACAGGCCCACGGCCGGCAGTTCGACTATCCGTTCGCGGTCAATACCCAGCAGGCGCCGCGCGCCAACGAGGCCGTCAGCTTCGGCCAATTGATCGGCCTGGCGGACAACTACGACCTGCTGCGGCTGGTGATCGAAACCCGGAAAGACCAGATTGAAAAGCTCGGCTGGTCGATCGCCAAGCGAATGAAGCCGGGCGAGCCGAAACCCAAGACCGGATCTCCGCAGGATGCCCGGATCGCGCCGCTAGAGGCGTTCCTGGCCTTCCCGGACAAGGAACACGAGTTCGGCGTCTGGCTGCGCGCCTTCCTCGAGGATATGTTCGTCATCGACGCCGCTACCATTTATCCGCGGCCGACGATCGGCGGCCAGGCGCGAAGGAACGGGCGAAATTCACCGGACGACGCTGGCGCCGTTGCGATCCTCGACGACCTATATTCTCTGGACCTGCTGGACGGCGCGACGATCGTCCGCAAGGTCGACAACGGCGGCCGCACGCCCTTGCCGCCTTCCGTCGCCTATCAGCAGGTGATCAAGGGCCTGCCCGCGACCGACTACACGCGCGACGACCTGCTGTATCTGCCGAGGAACTTTCGGACGCGGCGCCTTTACGGATATTCGCCCGTCGAGCAAATCATAACGACGGTCAATATCGCGCTGCGCCGCCAAACGGCCCAGCTTCAGTATTACACCGAGGGCAATATCCCGGACGCGCTGATCGGTGTGCCCGCGACCTGGAACCCGGACGAAATCAAACGCTTTCAAAGCAATTGGGACGCGATGCTCGAGGGCGACACGGCCCAGCGCCGCCATGCAAAGTTCGTCCCCGGCGATATCGCGAAAAACTACGTCCCCACCCGCGAGCCGATGATCAAGGACGAATACGACGAATGGCTCGCGCGCGTCGTCTGTTTCGCCTTCAGCATCCCCCCGACGCCGTTCGTCAAGATGATGAACCGCGCCACGGCCGAGACCGCCATGAAGCAGGCGGCCGAGGAAGGGATTCAACCGCTGCTGAAATTCATCAAGGGCGTCATGGACCGGATTATTCGGGTCTACATGAAGGCGCCCGATCTTGAGTTCGTCTGGGTCGACGATGAAAAGATCGACGAGGGCGCGCTCGCGACTTCGAATGACGTCTATCTGAAGAACGGCAGCAAGTCGATCGACGATATTCGGGCCGACCTGGGCCTGGACGCGATCGGCATGGGGAACGCGATTTACACCCAGCGCGGTCCTATTCTGCTGGCGGACTTCCTCGACCTGTCGCCCGAGGACCGGCTGAAGCTGGTCGGCCTGAATTCAGGTCCGGAAATCGACCCGCTGACCGGTCTGCCGAAACAGCCATTCGGCGGCGGCCAGCCGGCCAACGACAAGTCGGGAAAGGACGGCGCCCCGGCAGGCGGCGGGACCTTTCGCAAAACGCGCGGCGCATAAGGTCGTGAAGCCCGCTAGGATCGACGGCGCGAAACTCGACAAGGTCAAGGCTGCATACGTCAAGGCGATCACCGCCGCCTGGCCCAAGCTCGCGCGCGACCTGGCGACACAGATCACCGCCGCCATGGGAAAGATGGCAAAGGCCCAGAACCTCGACGAAAACGCCGACCCCGATCAGTCGGCCGATATCATTCTCGCGTCGCTGGATTTTTCCGCCTGGCAAATCCTGATCGACCCGACCGAGGAACAGCTTGCTTCGGTCCTCGAGGACGCGGGCAAGGCGGTCCTGGCGCAGCTTGGCGTCACGGCCACGAACGCACTCGACCAGGTCCACCAGGACGCGCTCGACTACGCGCAGGCCCGCGCCGCGGAACTCGTCGGCATGAAGCAGATCGACGGCGTCTGGATCGAGAACCCGAGCGCGAAATGGGCCATCACCGAATCGACCCGCGACATGATCCGCGGCACGGTTTCCCAGGCGATCAACGAAGGCTGGTCGCGCGACCGCCTTGCTACCGAACTCGAAACGACATATTCCTTTAGCGAAGCCCGCGCCGAGACCATCGCGCAAACTGAACTCAACCGCGCGAACTCGACCGGGGCCATGAACGGATATCGCCGTTCCGGGGTCGTGTCGAAAAAGGTCTGGCTGCTGTCGAACGACTACGATGCAAAGGACGACGACGGCCTTTGCGAGGACAACGCCGACCAGGGGCCGATCGGCCTCGACGAGAATTTCGCTTCCGGGGACGATGCGCCCCCAGCCCATATAAATTGCCGATGCGACGTCGCGGCCATTGTGTCCGACGATAGCCAAGAGGAAGGCGACGACTCATGAACGGCATTCTCATCCCCCTTCGCAAGGTCAACGCCGCCCAGCGGACCGTCGAGGCCAGCATTGACGAGACCCCGGATCGCTCGCGCGAGGTTTTCGACTACGCGACGTCGAAGCCGTATTTCGAGCAGTGGTCGGCCGACATGCACAAGGCCAGCGGCGGCAAGTCTTATGGCAACGTCCGCGCCATGCACGGCATGACGGCCGCGGGCCGGGTCGACGCCATCGCCTATGACGACATGGGCAAGAGCATCAGTTTCGTCGTGCACGTCGTCGACGACGCGGAATGGGCCAAGGTAGAGGCCGGCGTCTATACCGGCATTTCCCCCGGCGGCCGGTTCATGAAAAAGTGGAACGACGTCGCGGACCCGAGCCTCAAGCGGTACACGGCCGGACCGTCCGAAATCTCCCTCGTCGATATGCCCTGCATCCCCTCGGCGACCTTCAGCATGGTCAAGGCCGACGGTTCGACGGAAATGCGGAAATTCGCCGCGCGCGCTAACCTATCGCAGGTCTGGGCCACGGGCGACGGCAAGACCTTCGGCCAGAAGGCCGACGCGGAACGCTACCAGGAATTGCTCGACGCCAACCCGAAGGCGCTTGAGCCCTCCGCGGCGCGCGACGCGCTGGCGAAGGCGATCGAGACCGGGACCCTTGCCGACGTCGAAGGCGCGCTGGCGAAGGCAGTTGCCGACCACAAGGCCGCCGACACGCTGGCGCCCCATATCGCGAAGCTGGCCGAACTGCCGGCCGACGTCCTGGCGAAGGGCGACAAAATCGCGATCGGCAAGGCGATCGGCCTCGACAAGGCCGAGGACCTGCCGGTTCTGGAAGCCGCCATGGCCAAGGCCGCGCGCGATGGCGTGAAGGGTAAGGCGCCGGTCGCCGACCCGGCCAAGGCTGCCCTTGTGGCGGCCGCCGGCGGGGCGCTGGCGAAGGCCATGGGCTCGGCCGCGCCGACAGACCTCGCGAAGGCACTGGCCACGGGCGACCTTAAAAAGGCCATCTGGAACGTCACGGACTTCGGTTCCGTAGTCATGTCGATCACCTATGCGGCCAGCAGCGCAGCCTATGAAGCCGCCGAGGAAGGCGACGCCTCGCCGATCCCGGGCCGGCTCAAGAAGCTGGCCGTCGACGCCGCCAGCATCTTTGCCGATTGGGCGGCCGAAGAATCGAACGAAGCCGTCAAGGGCTACATGGACACCAGCGACGTTGTGGTCGTGGTCATGGAATTGGCCGCCAAGCTCGGCGACATGGCGAAGGCCAGCGGGAAGCAGACGGGCGCGAACAAGGACCGGCTGCAGGCCATCCACGATCACGCGACCAACATGGGCGCGGACTGCAGCGGCATGGGTAAGGCCGCGCCGACCGAGGAAATGAAAAAGGCCGCGGCCCTGGCCCCGGTCGTCCAGGAAATTCTTACCCTGGCGAAGGCCAACGGCGCGAAGGGCGACGAGGAACTGGGCGCCTGGGTTAAGGGCGTGGTCGACGGCCTGGCGAAGGCCAAGGCTCGCGTGACCGAACTCGAGGCCCTGCCGGCCGCCGCCAAGGGCGCGCTCAATGGCACGGCCGTCACCGTGACCAAGGAACAGGACGGCGCTTCCACCATGGAAAAGGCCGCCGGCGACGAGACGATCGACGATATGGCGAAGCGCCTGGCGGCCATGCCCGAGGAACAGCGCGCGGCGGAAATGATCAAGCTCGCGCACAAGGCCGGCGGCATGCGGACCGTACCGGCGACGACGCGCTGACGAATTCGGCGGCCGGGGACGGTCGCCCGGGCCCGGGGACGGGACCAAAGCCAATAGCGGCCTTTGGCAAGCCACACCGCCCGTTGACCTCTGAGGGGGCCGGGCTGACAAGGGGCTAATCCATGATCGACAATCTCACGACAGAAACCCTAGCCAAGGTCCGGGCGGCGCTCGCTCAGTCCTGGCAGAAGCCCGCCGACGACATTCTGGCCAAGGCCTGGCTACAGTCCGGCTCGGCGACCTCGGGCCTGACGGCTTATGACCTTGAGGCGCCAGCGAAGCTCCTGTACCCGGTC